CGCTTGGTCGCTGCGATTTCTCGCAAGCCACTACGGGATTCATTCAATATCCGAATCTGTCGTCCTGCAATGGCGCACAGGTTCTGAAGTTCTATGCTCCTGAAGTGATTCCAACCAGTTGCTCGGTGAGCCGCAGTATCGGTTTGAATGCGTTCAAGAACAATGAGACGATTTACCCCACTGCAACTGTCACGGGTTCTCCCACCTTGCAGTACACCTTGAATCGTGGAAATCTCACGGCGGTTTCACCGATGGTCTACCTGTACGGTCTGTATGGAGCAGCCGTGACCATGACCACATCTGGACGATATGTTTCCCGCGTAGTGGAACTAGGAGACGACATTCAGTCCCGAGGTTTGGCTGTGTTCGTGGATGAAAACACCCCCGCAGGAACATCTAGCAGGGTGTACTATCGTTACAGTGAAACAGGAGAGGACGACATCTTCTCCAAGCCTTGGCTGACCGTTGCTCGTCAGAATCCGACATTTGTCAGCACATCAGAATTGGATTACCGCGAAGGGTTCTTCCGAGTGACGGCAGGAGCCACATTTGGATCGTATCAGGTTCGGGTGGATTCGAGAAAAGACGCTGCACCTGATTCGTGGGCTTCGTATTTCAATTCGCCATCAGTGAAAAATATTCGCGTGGTGAGTTTCATCTGATCCATGCGCTACCGCCGCGACACCAAAACGGGGGCTGCACTGCTCTGCGATGCGGAAGCAGTGCAGTCATACCTATTAAAAAAGAGTCAACAAGAGCAGATAGACGCTCTGCACCAGCAGATAAATACTCTGCAACAGCAGATCGCGGAACTGCAACAGCAATACCTCCAGGATAAACAAGGCAAGTAATAATGGCTACGAACACTGGACCAGACGATTCCACATACACCATACCTGAAGTTGCGCTTGGCGACAACTTCAATGTATGGAAGGACATCACCAACACCGCAGTCTACAAACTGAACAAGGTTCATGTCTACGAGGGCGTATCCAGCAGCAGCATTTCGTACACGGGAACCACTGGCGGCACATTCTCGGTTGCTCTGAATCCCACGATCAGCGATGGACTCACCTTCACGGGTGCAATCGTGTTCGGTGCTGGTGTCACATTCAACGGTCAGGTCACCTTCAATGCTTCCACATTCACGGTGAACGCCAACGCCGTGACCATTGATGACTACAACATTATTCTCGGTGACACTGCTGCGGCAAGCGATCCAAACATTGAAATCGCGGGTGGCGGTGGACTCATTCTGAATCGCGGTAGCGGACTCACTGCCGAGTGGCTGTGGCAGCGCACGGAGGTTCACGGCATCACTGGCGTATGGCGTGCAAACTCTAGCATTGGTTTCAGTGGATCCACAAGCGGAATCTATCCCGCAAACGGCGGGATTCTTCCTGTTCACGGCAGCGGACTGCGTATTGATGGCGGATCCACCACAGATCACGGCTTGCAGTTGCAGTTCTCTGGCAGCGGACAAACCACTGGTCGTGTGATTGATTTTGCACGATATTCGCCAGCAGGCTCTACCGTTTTCGCGGAGGTTCTGAACGGCTCCACCTACGGTGCGTATCCGTTTATGAATATTCGCAGCGGCGCAAATCGCAAGCAGATACAGCAGACAGGACACGGACTGTCTTTCGGAACTCCCGTATATGTGAATGCAATTGGTGTGTATCTGCCAGCAGAAGCCACTTCGGTTGATGTCGCAGAAGTCGTTGGATTGGTGTCCAAGCGTATTGATGCGGACAACTTTGAGTTGACCTTCAGCGGTGAAATATTCGGAAACTTCTCCAATGCCATACTTGGCGGTGCTTCCACCCTGAATACGGGTGGAGTGTATTACCTGTCTTCTTCCGCAGGAAAACTGTCAACATCACCGTCTGCTTCTGTTGGAACCGTTCACAAGGCGGTAATGATCGCAACAGGATCAAGCAGCGCAGTAGTGGTTCCGTTTACTGGCGGTCTGCTTGGCGAAGACTTTGTGCTGTCCACCGCCACCACAATGGCAAAGACCGTGACGCAGTTGAACAAGTTCCGCGTGGGCGATGCCCTGCGGTACAAGTACGGCGTGGATACAGGTCTTTCATACGATTATACGGTCGGCGGCGGTGGCTCCACTGGTGCCACCTATGCATACGGAATCTATGTGAAGGCTCAGGCAAACAGCGAAGCCGAAGCCGAAGTGGTTGGAGTGGTGACCAGCACGAAAGAACTCGCAATCAGCGGATCTTCAAGCGGCATCAACTACGAGTTCACGATGGTGAGTGACGGATATTTTGATGTGTCTGGTGTACTCACGGGAGTGTGTGCCACGGTTGGCGGTGTTCAGGGGAACATGGTTGGCGGCGCACAGTACTTCCTGAACTCCAACTGTGCAGGCACTTCTCGCGCATTTGAGTCCGATGTTCCGTCTCTGTCGGACTCCGTGCCGACCGTGATCGGATATGTCCGCAAGCCCTTGTTGAGCAGCACCACTCCATTCGGAGGACACATCATCTCGTATCGCGGAGATGTAAACAATGCTGGTCAGTCTTCATTTACGGGTTACACTGGATCGTCTGCACAGTTCAACGATCTTCCAGTTGGCAGCATGATTATCGGTGTGACTGGATCTACCCTTGCTCCAAACAGGGGCGTGACGGTGTATTATCACAACACGGGTGGGTTGAGCGGAGAGTATGTGCTGTACCTCGGCGCAAGCACCGTTGGCATCACACTTAACGGAACATGGAAGACCCGTGGTCTTGCCCTTGATCGTGGATCGTCTGGAGTAACTGCTTACCATCTCTGTCAGCGAATAATCTGAGGAAAAACAATGGGTTCATCACTACTACTACGGGGCGGATCGTCCACGCCAAAGAGCATAGAAGAGACTATTTCAGTAACCCACTCGTTTATTGACGGCGATGTTGTTCGCTTTGATCCTGCTGACAGCACATGGAAACTCGCACAGGCAAACACCGCAGAGAACTCCGAAGTGGTCGGCGTTGTGTCTAATGCACAGGCTGGATCATTCAAGATCACATATGCGGGATACATCAGTCTGTCGCGTTATGCCGCAATCAGCAGCCCTGTGCTGTTTCTTGACGCAGAGGTGGCAGGTAATCTCACGGGATCACCGCCGAGCGCAATCGGAACGGTGGTAAAGCCTGTGTTGACCCGCTCCACGGGAACAAGCGGGTTCATCGTGATGAACTACCTTGGAACGCAGATCGGCGGATCGTCCACGGTTTCCATTGAAGAAATTCAGCCCGTGGGAACCATCATGCCGTATGCTGCGGAGGGAACGGTTCCCGAGACTTGGCTAGAGTGTAACGGTGCATCTTACGGTGTCACCCAATACCCTGAACTGTACAGCAGCCTGTTGTACAGCACGGGTGTGCCTCGCTATGGATGCGTGGTCACCGTAACACTTTCCAATGCATCTGGAGTTGCTGTTGGTCAAACCGTGCTTCAGGTGTCTCCTGTTCCAATAAACGGAACTGTAGTGTCTGTTTCTGGAAACGATGTTAGTGTTCAGATAATAGCAACTTACAGTACAACCACTAGAAATTTCTCGTTCCCATCATCTGTATTCAGCACTGGAACTAATAACACTAATTTTGCTACTACAACCAAATCAATCACCGCAGTCGGGGCAATCACCCACTTCAATACTCCTGACCTTCGTGGCAGATTTCCACTAGGATTCAACAGTACAGGCGCACAGGGAAATCTTCCTGCTGATAACGATCCAGCCGTACTCACCAGTGTTGGAACCTATGTGCTTGGTGCCATCGGCGGCGAACAAAACAACGCTTTAGGTAATGGAAAACGGGTTCCGCTTGGATCTGGAACTGATTCGCAAGTGGTAGAAACACCAACAACATTCGGCACAGGCATACTCAACAACATCCCGCCGTACCTTGCGATCCGCTACATCATCAAGGCAAGCCCGTACACCCGCGCTGCCATCATTGACGGCGTTGATATTCCATACGATCAATTGCTCGTAGGTGATCTGCGCTCGGGTCTGCTCCGAAACGCTGGTGTAGGCGAAGACCTGATCTTCAAGACGAACACCAGCGTAGCCACCACTGGCACGGAGCGAATGCGACTGACGAACGGCGGAAATCTCGGCATCGGAACCACGACACCCACCGCTGCGTTTGAGGTGATTGGTGGCGTGTCTGCATCGGGTGCAATGAGCGGATCGCGCCTGTCTGTGTCTGCGGGAATCAGTGCTGGAACAGACATTGTTTCCACTAGCGGCAATCTTCACTTGCTTAACACATCTTCGGCTGGTGTCGCCACGAAGACTGGACCTCTGCACCTCGGAGTGGCTACAGGCTTGGACAACGGTGCGATTGCCAACGACAAAATCGGTCTTACGGTGAAAACCGATAAACGGGTTGGCGTTAACGGCATATATGATCCATCCACTTCGCTTTCGGTTTTGAGCCAAGGTGAGGGAAACATATTGAGCGGCGGTGTCCGAGTATGGCGAAGTGCGAGCAGTGGTGCTGGAAATCCAAACACCCCGTACATGACGATGGATGTAGATGGTGGGCGAGGTGTCTTTCTGGCGTGGGGAGATGGATTTAGGTTCAAAACTGGTGCCACTGGACCCAATAACGAGACTTTTGACCGTTTATTGATCAAAGGCGACGGCAAGGTAGGCATCGGCACCACCACACCAGCATGGCAACTTGATGTCAATGGAGACATGAGAGCCACACAGTTGATTACCGCATCAGGTGGAATCACTGTTGGAAACTTTGCTGTCAGCAATGTCATGCCAAAAGTTTCTGGAACCACCCTCGTTGCAGCCAACCCCGCAACAGAAGCAGCCAATCCGAATCCAGTGGTTGGTCAGCCATTCAGAATAAGTTTGACTACCAACACTGGTAGCATATTCATTGGCAGAACTGGTCAAACTTGGCTGTGTATAGCAAAATCTGGAAACCAAACAACGAATGGAGCAACCCGTCTTATGACTATACGAATATTGACGGGTTCGGTCAACGCAAATAGTACTTTCGGTGCAGATATGGGTATTGGTGCAACAGAAAACATGGACATTGTTGGTTTTAGAATTGCCTAAATAGTCTTGGAGAACACATTAAATGCCGTATTCACACCTACCGTATCCAAGCAATCCCTCTCTGGAAGCCCTGAAGGTCATCGCCACTGACAGGGTGATCTGGATTTCCACCACGGGAAACGATGCAACAGGTGACGGCTCCGAGTTCAATCCGTATCTCACGCTAGACAAGGCAATGACCGTTGCCCGCGAGTTTGTGATCACAGGCAAGGCTATACTGTACATCCGTCTGATGCGTGGCGAGTACAATCTCACGAACAACATTGACCTGTACCACCCACAGGGTAGCAACATAATCATTGAAGGCGATCCAGCGGCGTTTCAGCAGCGCGTCATCTGGCAGGTTGAGGGGTATTCGTGGAATCTTGAGCAGTGGGCGGGCGGCGGACACACTGCCACCATCCGTGTTTGGGATGGCTTGACCACGAATGCAAACGGACACACCCTGCACGGATTCAGCGCAGACCAAACAGGTATGTACTTTGCGGTCACGAACGCAAACATTGCCAGCAGAAGCGGATACCGCAGCACTGCTCTAAGCAACAAGGGAGTTTACACCACGCCAGCACTAAACGCGGGTGGATCGCATTCGTATATGCCGATGTTCAACGGCGACCGTTTCTTCAACCACGGATTTTCGTATGAAGACGCTCAGGGCATCATCGGCATCGGCAGAATCCATGCAGCCACTGCCAGCGGTCAGACATTGGCGGTTCAGTTCAACAACCTGAACTACGACTGCCGCTGCCCTGGCTGGACATGGGGGGCTGGTAGTGGTGGCTTGAACAACACCATCAGTTGGGCAGGCATTCCGTCCAACTACCCTGAGCCGCAGTACTCGCAGCCAAACGGTTACTACGGAGATCCCACTTGGACTGCGGATGTAACGAACGATAATACGACATATCCAAGTAATCCGACTGGCGTGACTCCCAACACAAACGATCCGTATGTGTTGTCCTTGTATCCTGTTGTGTTGCGCGGAGACTACAGAAACAGTCGGGGAACACTATTCCTAAAGAACGGAACCATTCGCGCAATCCGAAATCTGATGTTTGCATCGGATAGTGTTCCATACACTTCAGCAAACGGATACAATTATTCTGATGATGTTTCAACTCTTGGCTTGGGATTGACGCTCAACAGCACGCTGTCTCTTCAGTCAACCACCACGGTTCGTGACGGTTCGGGGGGACTTATTACTGGAACAGGCTTGCAGATAGAGGATTCCACGGTAGGCATCCGCCATCTTGGTTTTCATGGAATCGCTCGTCCAATCATTGCAAAGAACTCTCAGATTCGGTCGTTCTACGAGAACACCATTGATCCCGTGAACAACGGGGCAGGTTCTGCTAGTGTGTATTTTGCACACGCAAGCAGCGGAGCAACACTAGACAACGCTCCCATACTGTACATCAATCAGTGTGAAGTTGGAATTATGGCATACAACACCACACTGGATTTCGTGGACTCGTCTGGCTATGGTCAGGAGTATCAGCAGAACTTCAGGATGGAAGGCATCTATATCTCCACGCGGCGAAATGGCTTGCGTATGTTCAACAGTTCTCTTGCTGCCACTTCTATGTTCGTGAACAGCATTTCCGAAACTCCTGTTTGCTCATTGTTTTTCTTGTATCCCCTTTTCCCAGGCGCGACCATTTCAGATGGTGCAAGTGCAGACTTCAATGCATACACCAGTCCTTCCATTTATCCGTATCGCTATCCTGTGATGAAGGCGTTCATGGAACTTCCCGATGGTCAGGGTGCAAGGGAAATTGGTTATCTAAATTCGTATAGCCCGAGTTCGAGTGTTTCTGCGTCGGATATTTCTGGATTGACGGTTGGAGCAAGTCTTGTTGGACCAGATGCTCCAACTGGATACAGATATCTTTACACTAGTATGCTGAAACTCGCTCCATTCGGACTGAGTTTCTGGAACAGAGATGACATCAGAAACGGCATCACGGCAGGAGTGGGAGGCACATTCTCCGTACGATTCTATAAGGACATGGCTCTCTCTGGTGTCTGCGCCCAGTACATCATTGGCAAGAACTCCATACTTATATCGGGTGCTAATGGATTCACTCGCGGATGGTCTGGCATGGGAACCGCAAACAGCATCGGTTCCTCCGCAGCAAACTGCATTATTCAATTCGGAAGTTACGGCGGACATTTTATTGAGAATCAGGGAACATATGTCGCTTCTGCGATTTTTGCAACCGAAAATTCCACCATCAACATTCTGAAGAGTCTGTGGATCAACAACGGTGGTCACAATGCTGTTGACATTCGCAAGAACTCACGGCTGAATGTTGGTGACAGTCACGCCATCTATACTGGTACACATGACACATCTGCTTCGAGTGTGCTTGCGATTCCCAACGATAACAGATACATCAACGGAGCGTTGCTTGTGACTGGCTACGCGCAGTCTGCTGTTCGTATTGCGGAAAACAGCAGTGCAGTGATCGGAACCCTGTTCACGAAACACCCCATGCATAGTGATGGAATCGGTGGAGCAAACTATCCGAACGATACTGGAGCGGTCAGCAGTCCGTTGCAGAACTGCATCGGTGTATACGACAACTCATCGGTCAAACTCGGGGCTGCTTTCTGCGTGGGACACATCGGAGGCAGTACCATACGGAACGGTGGGGACGGACTTTTCTCCACCATTCGTGGAACAAAAATCGGAAACCGCGTATCAAACACGGACATTGCTCTCCGAGACACATTCGTTCATGTGGATCGCGGAAGTCAGTTCATTCTGCGTTCTTGGAGAGTAAGCGGATATGGTCCTGGTGGATCTTTTATGATGGATGGCGGAACAGGAGCCACCTTGGGTCTTGATTACAACACTACTGCCACTAATCCAGAGGTCACGGTGTTCAATGTCGGAAGCGGATCTCATGCAGTGGTGGAAAGCGTGAATGCTTCGAGTACGACAGCATCACAGTCAGTTACTGGCATCAGATTCCTCCAAGACCGCATAAGCAACCGAGATCGCAAGATTTTGACGCGAGATGTGAACGCTATCGCTGGAAACCAAAGAACTGTATATGGAACTCCTGCTGGTTCTCGCGTCTGGATGAACGAAGGCAATCCCTTAAGTTTTGGATTTACCGTACACGGAATAAATATCGGCACAGAAGGATCAGGCGGATCTCTATTCAGTTCCGCAGCCGCGTCTCCCAACCTTGGATGCACCCTCCATGCCCATGTGGAGTTCGCGCGCGGCGGTTCCATAAGCACACGATAACGGAAAGTACACATGAATCGCAAACTCATAGTCACAAACGGCAGTGGTGAAGTGGTTCGTATAGAAAACAACTACGATCCGTCAAACTTTGTTCCTTCGTCTATCGGTGGCGGAACCCCTCTCATTGTTGACACTTTAATAAATCCCCCCACCGTAGACATCACGGAAACGGTAATCAATACCGATGATGACGGATTTCCCACAGGAATTACCACTACGCTGACAACTCCCGTCAGCATTTCTCCTGCCACCGAGCAGATTCTCACTGGCAGCATCGTGGGGCAGTTCAAGATCGGTGAGCAAATGGTGCAGTCGCAGTTCATTCCTGTTTTGGTGAATGGACTTGCGCTGTTTGGATCAACTGCCGCAGAGTATCTCCCCACCATCGGAAGCATTGGTGCATCTGGAGCCGATCTCGGCAATCGCGCCTTGCAGTTCAAGGGATCGTATCTTGATACCAACACAAAGGCGGCAGGAGTTCGGTTACCGTCTTTCTCCACCACATCGTTCCCGTACTTCACCATATCAGGATTTCTTTACTTTCAGGCAGAACCAAGCAACAACTACGATCCAATCCTAGTGACCAGAAGTGCAGATGGTGTCAACAATAGCACGAACGACTCGTTCCGTCTGGAATACGACACAAGCAGCGATCAGTTGCAGTTTCATTACTCCACTGCCAGTTACGCCAGTTCAGGATATGAGAATATCATTAATGTGTGTCCTGCAAACGGGGTGACTCTCAACCAATGGCATCAGTTTGCCATTGCCTATTCCAATCAGGGCGGTTCTGCCGCAATCGCCTCATACTGGAACGGAAATCGTCATGCACAAACCACTGGTCTGTCAGGAAACATCAGGAATAGCACCGCGCCGTTCATGGTAGGCAGCGGTGTGTCTGGCGACAAGCCCTTGAAGGGCTGGCTTGAGCATCTGATGGTCAGTGCTGGTGGAGTGAGCCTTGCGCTGCGTGAGTTCACGCACGGACTCACGGCTCCTATTTCCACGAATCAGTTTGCTGGCGACTATACGATATACGCCATGAACATGAACGGACCGCTCGGCAGCAGTTTGATTCCTGTTGCGAACGCAAATCGTGTCATTTCCACCTATACATGGACAGAGCGCACAAACGCACGAATCGGTGCAGGAAACATTGTGCGTGAAGAGTTGGCGGTTGGCGGAACATCTGGAATGTTCGTTGGAGTCTGCGGCGGTCACGCGGTTTCTGGTGGCAGTGCGGGATACCTGTTTGGTTACGACAGCGGGGCTTGCATGATTGTCAGTGGAGTAGAAGAACTCAATGGGGTGACAGCAGCCCGACAGATAAAGCAGTCACTTTCAGATTTTTCCGTGCAGTACCTTCTCGGATCAACAACGATGAACGGAGTTTCAGGAGGATCTGGAGATTTCCTAAGACTGCTTTCTGTTGGACAGGTGGGGTTCTGCGGTGACAGATTCTCGTTCTTGCCTACGGACTCCAATGTGGATTCGCTCAAGACCATATACGACAACATCACTATAAATGGAAGCACTGCCACATATTCCATAGCCGATTACAGTGGCACAATATACACATTTGCTACTGCTGGTGTCAAGGCACTGTATCAAGATGTTGTGGAATACCGAACCACCGCACAGACGGTGTTTGGATCGGTAAAGACGGCAATCTCCACACAGACATCAGTAGAAAATGTCCGCAAACTCGGAGGTGTTTCAACTGAAGGTACTGTTGCCAAGATTGCCCCTGCAATCGCTGACAATGGCTTCCTCCTATTGAGCGGAAAGGCAAAAGCCACAAAGAAGACCAACACTCCAGAACAGCAGAACAAGCCAAAGAATATCCCACAGGCATATCTACCACTCGGAGAGGAGTGAGGTGAATGCGACTCGTACACTATGGAACAGATGGCGACATTACCTTAAACGACCACTCCTATCGTTTCTGTGATTTTTTGAAACTAGAGGCGCATTACAGCGCACCCTACGGGTTTCCAACGCGGGTGTACGAGCGGGGAGTGCAGCACTTCATCACCAACGGACACACGATGGTGCATCTGCCTCTGATTGATCCTGAATGCGACCGCATATGCAACCGAGAGGGTGAACTGGCAAGACTGGTTGCCATGCTTCGCGCAGACGAGTAACTTGCGGGTCTTCTAAATACTCCAAAGGAGACACGATGGCGAAGCCTACCACACGACAAGAGTTCAAGGAATACTGCCTCCGCGCACTCGGTGCGCCTGTCATTGAGATCAATGTGGACGATTCCCAAGTGGAAGACCGTATTGATCAGGCTATCCAATACTTCAATGACTGGAACTCGCTTGGTATGCAGCGTCAGTACTGGAAGTATCAGATCACGCAGCAGGACATCACGAATCAGTACATTGACACGAACTCGCTTGATCCGAACGGACCGCAGATCGCAAACATCACGCGAGTGTTTCAGATCGGCTTCAACCTACAGATCAACAACATCTTCAATATTCGCTATCAGATGGCACTGACGGACTTCTACGGACTCCGCACAGGCAACATGAACATGAACTACTATGTGTCCACGATGCAGTATATTGAGATGTTGCAGCAACTGCTTGATCCCGAAAAACAAATACGGTTCAACAAGTACAAGAACAAGTTGCAGATGGACATGAACTGGGAAGATTTTTTGTCTGGTCAGTATGTTTTGATTGAGGGATTTGCGATAGTCGATCCTGCGGAGTACAGCGAGGCGTGGAACGATCCCATGTTGAAGAAATACGCTACCGCTCTCATCAAGCAGCAGTGGGGCGCAAACCTGTCCAAGTTTGAAGGTATTCCCATGCCAGGCAATATCACATTCAATGGTCAGCGTTTGTACGAGGAAGCCACCACAGCAATACAGTCCATCGAAGAGGAAGTACTGCTGAAGTACCAAGAACCGCCTGACTTCATCACGGGATAACCATGACAGTCAATCCGTATTTTCGCAGGAACAAGAAAGGTGAGCAGTCGCTCATCGAATCACTCACGACCGAGGCGATCAAGATCCACGGTCACGAGATGGTGTACCTTCCACGCGAGAAGGTGACGGAAGACCTCATTCTCGGTGAAGAGGTTTCGGAGTTCTTGGATGCGAATCGCATAGAGATGTACCTTGAGAATGCCGAAGGGTTTGAAGGCGATTCAGAAATGTCGCGGTTCGGTCTTGATGTAAAGGACACCGCAGTATTCATCGTGTCGCGCAAGCGATTCATGGATGTGATGGGACATCATCCCGAAATACAGAGGAACGGTCGTCCGCGTGAAGGTGACATCATATTCTTTGACTACCCGTACTCCATGATGGAAATCAAGTTCGTGAAGCACGACAATCCGTTTTATCCAGGCGGTGATCGGTATTCGTTCAAACTTTCTTGTGAAGCCTTCAAGTACTCCAACGAGAAGATTGACACTGGCGAATCTGAACTGGATGCGATAATGAACATTGCATCGGATTATCTTGTTGGTATTACTCTTGGAAGTGGTTCTGGAACCTATACTCTCGGAGAAGAGGTGTACGCGGGAACTACCGCAGACAAGCACGCCTACGGACGGGTCAATGACTATACTGTTCCTGTGGTTGGGTCAAAGTCTGCGCGAGTCAATATGCAAGAGGGAACATTTGAAGTGGGCGACATTCTTGTCGGACTTGTCAGCGGTGCATCATACGCCATTGCTGGTATCTACGAAACTACGATTCGTGCAAACCACCAAGATCAGCAGGACAACGAGAGTCTTGAACTAGAACAGCGGCGCGACAACATCTTTGACTTTACGGAAAAGGATCCGTTCTCGGAGGGTGAATACTGATGTTCACGAACTTCTACAACGGCTCCATTCGGCGCATGGTGGTTGCTTTCGGCTCACTGTTCAATCAGATTTACATTGACAAGGCAGAGAGCAGCGGAACCAAGACGATGCTTGTACCCATTTCGTATGCTCCCAAAGAGAAGTACAAGGTGCGTCTCGCGGGTGATCCATCATTCACCAATCCCAATCAGATAGTCCTGCCCCGCATGGCTTTTGAAATCACGGGATATGTCTACGATTCTGCCCGCAAGCGCAACAGCATGAACCGCCATGTGGTTCGTCCAAGCACCAGCAATCCTAGCGGAGTGGACTACACATTCGCAGAAGTTCCGTACAACATTGACTTTGCGCTGTACATCTATGTGCGAAACATGGAAGACGGATTGCGTATCGTGGAGCAGATACTGCCGTTCTTTGCGCCAGAGTTCGTTGTCACGGTGAACTTTGACGACATCAATCGCAAGGTAGATGTTCCCATCTACCTAAACTCGGTTTCATCGGAAGAGGACTACGAGGGCGATTTTGAGACACGCCGCTCTATTATCTTCACCCTGAACTTCACGATGAAGACCTATCTGTTCGGTGCAAAAAAGAACTACAAGGAGATCCGCGTGGTTCAGGCGGGTCTATGGAATGCCGATGTGTTCGGAGACAGTTTTGTCGGCGGTATCACATATCTGCCTGGCAACACCACGGACACCCCAAACTATCTCAGCGTCATCACAGGCATCAGCGGTCCAAGCGGCGCAAGTTCGAACGCCAACAACTACGATCCATATGCAAAGGTATATCAGCCGCAGAGCGGTGGCGGTACAACATACGCGGCTGGCATGGCTTCGGGAGGCATTACAGTAGATTGGAATCTTTGAAAGGTAGACCATGAGTGGATTTGACAATATTGAAAAGGCACTTGGCGTGGAGTCAAGCAAGCCCCTCACTGGCGAGGGTATTCCTCAAAACGCAATCGTTGCAAAGGTTGACCCCGTTCCGCTCACGGACGAGCGACTTGAGAAAGACCTCAAGACCGACTATCAGTTGGTGCGCGACAACCTGAAGGAACTTGTTGACATGGGCAAGAACGCCCTTGATGGCGTGATTCAGGTGGCACAGGAAGGCGACTCGCCCCGTGCCTACGAGGTTGTGGCACAGATGATCAAGACCCTTTCCGAAACCAATCGGGAACTCATGGACTTGCACAACCGCGTGAAGACCATCCGCAAGGTGGATCAGAGCGTTACAAACAACAGCACCACCAATCAGTCCATCTATGTGGGTTCCACAAAGGAACTTCAGGACATCATCAACTCTGCTCGCTCTTCTACAAAGGCGTTTGACAATCGCCCCGATGTTCGTGATGTAATCCAAGGTGACAAGAACAATGAGTAAGAAAAGCACGAAGTATCTCGGCAACTCAAACCTCAAAGCGGCAGGAGTGAATGTAAACTTCTCGCCCGAGCAGATTGAAGAGTATGTGAAATGCTCCCAAGATCCGCTGTACTTCATCAAGAACTATGTGAAGATCGTGTCTCTTGACAAGGGCTTGGTGCCGTTTGAGCCGTATGACTATCAGGAGAACATGATCCGCACCATTCACGAAAACCGCTTCGTGATCGGCAAACTGCCCCGTCAGACAGGTAAATCCACCACGATCATCGCGTATCTGCTCCACTATGTGCTGTTCAATCAGAGCATGAGCGTTGCGATCCTTGCGAACAAGTTGACCACGGCACGCGAACTGCTTGGGCGTTTGCAGTTGGCATACGAGTATCTGCCCATGTGGTTGCAGCAGGGCGTGGTGGAATGGAACAAGGGATCAATCGTATTGGAGAACGGCTCCAAGATTCTTGCATCAGCCACATCATCGTCTGCGGTGCGTGGTGGATCGTTCAACTACATCTTCCTTGACGAGTTTGCGTATGTGCCGCAGAATGTCGCAGAAGAGTTCTTCTCGTCCGTGTATCCTACGATCACCAGCGGTCAAAGCACGAAGGTCACGATCATTTCAACGCCCAAGGGCTTGAATATGTTCTACCGTTTCTGGGTGAACGCGAACAAGAAGACAGGCGAAGAGGGCAAGAACGAGTATGTGCCGATGGAGGTGCATTGGAGCGATGTGCCTGGTCGTGACGACAAGTGGAAGGCACAGACGATTGCGAACACCTCCGAAGAGCAGTTCCGCACGGAGTTTGAGTGCGAGTTCCTTGGCTCCATGCACACCCTTGTGCATCCTGAAAAACTCAAGTGCATGGTGTATCGCACTCCTGAATACTGGAACGGTGAGGGGCTGCGGGTGTATCAGAAGCCCGTCTCGGACCACAAATATGTGATAGTGGTGGACACGGCGCGGGGACAGGGACTGGACTACCACGCATTCTCTGTGGTGGATGTCACCTCTATACCGTATCGGGTGGTGGCTACATTCAGAAATAACGAGATGCCGCCCATGTTGTATCCTAATGCCATCTACCCCATCTGCCGACAGTACAACAATGCGTACTGTCTGGTGGAGGTGAACGACATCGGGGGTCAGGTAGCCGACATTCTTCACGATGAACTGGAGTACGACAACATCATCTATGTGTCCACCCAAGGGCGCAAGGGACAGATAGTTAACGGCGGATTCGGCGGCAAGGGTGGAGCCATGAAGGGCGTGAAAACCTCTACGGCAGTGAAGCGCATCGGCTGCTCCATTCTGAAGAGCCTCATAGAAGACACCAAACTCATCGTGGAAGACTTCAACACGGTGGACGAGTTCTGCTCGTTCGTGGCTAAAGGCGACTCGTTTGAAGCAGAAGAAACCCACCATGACGATCTGGTGATGACGCTGGTGCTGTTTTCGTGGCTTACCACACAGGCATATTTCAAATCTATTACGGGCAGCGACATCCGAAAAGACCTGTATGAGGATCAGATGAAAGTGCTTGAGGAGGAGATGACACCCTTTGGATTCGTGGAGGACGGCAGTTCAAGCAACACATTCACGGACGGCAGCGGAACCGCTTGGCGGCTAGGAGCAGGGGAAAACCTAGATATGGGGTGGAGTTTCTGACCCACTTCGTGAACCCTTCAAAATAATACATACAAGCAGAAGCGCAGTCAAAGAATTGACTTCTTCACGAAGGAGAACTACAAATGGCATTTAGAGTAAGCCCTGGCGTAAGCATTAAAGAGGTTGACCTGACCACGATTGTCCCCGCAGTAGCCACCACACCTGGCGGTTTTGCGGGTTACTTCCACTGGGGTCCAACGGACGAGATCGTCACCGTTACCCAGCAGACCGAACTTGCAAATATTTTCGGAAAACCAACTAACATCAACTTCGTTGATTTCTTTACCGCAGGAAACTTCCTGTCCTACGGCAACAACTGTCAGGTCGTGCGCGTGGTGGGTTCTACCGCCAACAACGCCAGCGTCACCAAGGCAGGCGTGTGCTACGCCGCTGCTTGGGGTGGATTTGTTCTCAAGAATGAGACTAACTTCAACAGCAGCGGCACGGTCACCACTGCCGCCGATAGTACTCTGTTTGCTGCAAAATATCCTGGCGCACTCGGATCGTCCCTGAAGGTTGTTGTTACCAACGGCGCAGGAACCACAACGGGAACCCTTGCGGTGGCATCGGCACAAGGCGCAACCTTCTTGCGGCTTGTTACTGGCTCTAGCGCAGACAAGAAGTATTTCTCGGTTGGTGACGAAATTACCTTCACGGATGGCACTAGTGTTGCGGTGTCAGGTATTCGCAGACTAACAAGTGGAACCACATCATCTGTTGCTTATACTGCTGTTTCTCCCACATACAAGGACTTCTTTGGTGTCACCAGCGGATTCAATGCTGCTACGGCAAACATCACTGGTACGGGGCTGTCTGCCGACCACATCTATGTGGATCTTGAGACTTTGCTGCCAGTAGCACAAAATGCAAGTGCAGCAGTCACCATCAAGAGCGCATACGCCAAGAAGATCGGATCCAACGCCACCGTCACCCCATACGCATCAGATGCGGGTGGAACTGCGGATCTGGTCAATGTGCTTGTGCTAGACAAGGATGGCTTGTGGACGGGAACGCAGAACACCGTCATTGAGAAGTTTGAAGGCTTGTCCCGTGCATCAGATGCCCGCAAGTTTGACGGCAGCAGCAACTACTATAAGACGGTCATCAACGATCAGTCCGACTATGTGTGGGCTTTGTCTGCCGACCTTGCAGCAAACGGAGCAAGCGCAGCCACCTTCACGAACTGGACGGCAATCGGACCTGCTCTTGCCCCCGAAACCGCAGTTGGTGCGGGAGTCAACTCGCTCCACCTCACGGGTGGAGCCGATTCTGTGCCAACGGATGCGATCCGCTGGTCAAGCGGTTGGAGCAAGTTTGCCGATGCGGACGCAGTGGATGTCTCCCTGCTTCCTATGGGCAATGCTTCGGTTACCCTTGCGGAACTTGTCGTGCAGAATGTGTGCGAGAAGCGTCTGGACTGCATCGCGTTCGTGTCTCCTCTACAGAACGATGTAGAGAACACACTTCCGT